AAATTTTTGGGTGCTGATATTTCACAATGTGAAATGAGTTGCTGTAAGTCCTTGATGTTCGACGGGGATGCGGGGGTTGCGGGGGTTAATTCCAGTTTACCCTCTATCTTTATTTTTCTTTTTTAAAAAAATATAAAAATAGTAAAAGTACCCCCGCAAGTACCGCAAGCCCGTCGAAGATCAATGACTTAGCTCATTTCATTTCACGATGTGAAAAATAGAGCATAAATCACGTGTCCGATAAGGTATAAAAACAGGATTAGCACCAGTAAGTTCTCCCTGCGCCTCATTTTGTCTATTTTGGGGTCGTACTCGATGAACTTACGCCGTATCTTTTCGCCGTAGTCGTCTCCCCGTCTCACTTGACCACCTCGTAGTCCATGCGCTTTGCCATGCCCTCGGCCCACTCCCTAAACTCTTGGCGGTTGTCTGCCGTCTGCTCGTCAACTGGGTCCCACATGGCCTGAAATTGAAAGCCACCGAGCTCGTCATAAAACTCGATCTTTTCTAGGTTGCCGTCCTTGTCCAGTACGTCTGTCGGTATGACCCTCATTTCTCCTCCTTGATTTTGTGTACGATGTCTGCCACCTTGTTGCCACGCTCCTCCCAACTGTCCTGCGCGCCGTAGTCGCCCCTGCTCATGCGCATACGCTCCCTGTCTCTAAACTCCGGCTCAACTGCTAGCCACGCCGAGAATGCCTCCTTGTACTCGAGCCACTCGTCGTTTTGTACGAACAGTGGGTGGTTCATGCCTGCCACGTCCACGCACGCCGAGTAGTCGGATAGTGGCACCCAACTGTAATTTTTGTTTGGCTTGACTGCGCCCAGTCCGACTCGGTCGCGTGCCTTGATAAAGCGTGCGTATGCCCTCTGTTGTATTTCGTTTAGTTCAATCATCTAAGTGCTCCTCGGTAAACTTTTCTTGGTTAATGTGATCGAGCGAGACTGGCTCGCGTGCGATGTACCCGTGCAACTGGTGCACCTTGCTCTCTGTCACGCCCATGAGCGTGGCCGTCTCGCTTGCCTTTGGTTTGCGTCCCAGTACTTGGGATAGCGAGCGCTCGGTGTAGTTCAACTTCTTTACCTGCTCCATGATGTTGATCGGTAGCCGGATGATGTTTGCCGTATTGTCTAGGTCACGCCGTACCCCCTTCTCAATGAACGTCTTGGCGTATGTGGCAAAGCGTGCGTTGTTCTTAGGCACCCACCGGCGACCTGCTGTAAACAGTGCCTCGTTACCCATGGCGACCATATCCTCCACTGGTACCTTGCCGTGGTTCCACGCCGTCATCTTACGGACGACGTAGACCACAAAGCGCAGGTTGTGCTTGATTAACTTCTCTAGCGCACGCTCGTCACCCTCGGCGATCTTGCCTGCAAGCTCGTGCTCCTCCTCCACTGTCAGTGGCTCGATGCCGTACAGTGACTGCAAGTAGTCACTGAGTATGTCATTTTCTTTCACGTAACCTCCCTAGGTAGTAAGACAATATGTCACGCCACGGCAGTAGTATGGCGAGCCCAACAATAAACCACGTCAGGTACTCCCATGAGAACTCAATGGATAGACTGTACAATGCCAGTAATAAAATAAAGTATGCGACAATTTTCAAAACGGTGCCTCCCCAAGTAGTAGCATTGCCTGTTGGTATAGATTCGTTTTTGGAGCCTTTGGGAGGGGCTCTAAGCGCGTTCCGTTGGTAAGGTAGGGGGTAGCCTCCACCTTACTCGCAAACTTGCGTACAGCCCCGCCAAACTCGTCAATCAACACGTACTTGTAATTGCTCATCTTGCTCCCTCTTCCAGTCAAGCCATACCTCGAGCAGGTTTTGCTCAGGTGGACGTGGCTTGGTTAGTATGTCGTTAATAAACTTCTGCTGTTCGGCAGATTGGTAGTTCAGGTAGGCCATTGTTTGTAGTCCGTGCATTATTTATTCTCCTAGTGGTTTAACGACAACTGCATCGATTGCTTTTACTTCTGTTACTTGCTTGACGAACTCGTCGTTGCTGAGCTTACGCACCAGTGTTGGACTGATCGTGGCACGATCGTAGTGTTGCACCTCGGCAAAGAACTTAGAGCCCTCGTAGGTGCCTACGCCACGCTTGATGAGCTCTGCCTTGAACTTGCGTGCTGTTGCCTCGAGCTCGTCGATTGCCTGCTTGACTGCGCCCAACTGGTCGACCAAGTCGTCGGTAAATGCTGGCACTTCGTTAAATGATGGTACGTTGATTGTGTTCATAATTCCTCCGTTAAAAATTTATTATACAGACCTTTTTACTTTTTTGCAAAGTATATCTCGACGTTCTTAGAGTCGGCGTTAACATACCCGCCAAACCCCTGCTCGACCATGTAGTCATCTGCCTCTTCCTCGGTGGCAAACTCACGGGTGTCGTGCACTGCGTGGATGAGCGCCACTGGGTAGTAGTCGTCGCCCTTTACAAAGTCGCCGAACTCCATGTCGCCAAAGTAATAGAATGCCATGGTTATTCCTCCTCTACAACAACGTTAATCGTGCGCAGTCCCTCGAATACTTCTACAACGTCAAACTCGATGCCTGCCTCTTCCAATAGGTCATACAATTGCTCTGCTGTCATGTTATTTCACTCCTGCCATTTTGTTTGCCCATACTACGCCATTGTGTTGCTTGACGTACTCCCACGATCCCTTGGTGCCATCCTTAACTTGGAGGCGTGATGGGATTGTGTTGCCCCAGTAGTCACTGGCACCCTTGAGCCCTAGGAGGCATTTGCCTGCCTCGATTGCCTCCATCATGGTGCGACCATACGATCCTTGGAGTGACCACATACCGCTGTTAATTGCTCGCTGTATGGAGGCGTAGTAATCTGCCTCGCTGATCTCTTCGTCAAACTCGATGTTGTTTACGTCTTCTAATGTAAATGCCATGTTAAATCCTTTCTTCTAAAACAAAACGTTGAAATGTTGAATCATCCCGAATCATATTATACACAGGGTATAAACATACTGTGTGTTTATATTTTTCAGGGTCATACATTACGTTTATATCAATCGTGTTGTCCCACGCGTACCAGTAATCTTCTAACTTAAAATCCGCATCATCTTGTTTTAAGACGTCACGGATCCCGTCGACGAGACCTTTTGTGTATCGTAATATTTCGTTTACTTCGCAGTTTGTTAAATTGTCTACATTGTTTGTGCTCATTCGTATACTCCCAGTTCGCCTGCGTTGATCCACTCCGCGTGGAGTCCGTACTTGTTTAACGTCTCAGTAATGCGTGGGTTGACGCCAAACTCCCAGTCACTGCCCATCATGTCGCCCTCATAATAATCTGCCCACAATGTATCGCCGTACTTGGGGTCAAAATTGCACTCGGCGCTGATCTGAAAGTTCTCAATGTCACAGCGCTCGTATACCGGCGCGTTGATCTTTTTGAGTGCATTAAATGCTAGTCTGTGCTTGCGTGTCATACTGCCTCCTGTTGTTTAGATTTTACCTCTTCCCAGGTCATCATGTTGATGACATTGCGCATAATATCAATTGCAATATCACGCCTAATTCTCTCTTCCATATTGGTGGCGCTGTGACCGCCAGACCACTCGGAGGAGTTACTGCTAATAATATTGTGCAAGAACCCCATCTTGCGACTCATCTCGGGGATGAGCTTTACCTGCTCAAATACTTCCAGGTAATACTCTTCATAAAACCTGCGCTCTAATTCACGCACTCCGTATTGTAAATCTGCCATATTACACCTCCCAAAATTGAATTGATGGATCGAGTTTCTGCAACTGCTCAGCGACTCGGATTAAATTATTATACCTGCGATTGACCTCAGATCGTGAGAGCTCACCATCGCAGGATAAGTTCTCAGGGCTCAACTCGTTATCAATACGACGTGCCAGGCGCTGACGATCCTGGTCGTTTGCCAGGTCGTACTGGCCACGATTAAAGAGAGCATTCCAGTCATTGGCCTGCTTTACATAGTTTTGTAGTGCTTTCATTGTAATGCCTCCATCCATTGAGAATAAGTTTTTGATAAAAATAATGCCTCTGCATCCTTACGATCGGCAAACCAGTTTGATGTGATTTTGCGTGCGTAACCGCCTTGCACTGCCCACACGTCGTACTTACCGGCGCCCAGGGGGTCCATGCGCACCTGGAAAGTGATATCGCCGGTCGGGTTCCAAATCTTAGCGTAGCTCATATTATCTCCTGTTGATGTAATCATTATACTGCCTCAGTGGCTCACAGAACGAGCCACTAAATAAACTTAAACTGCTCGGGGTCAAACGCGCCCCATGCCTCGGCTTTGGGCCCAATGAGCGTGCCCTTGTTGATATCGTGGTTAAACACTGCGACGCAGTCCTGATCGAGCTCGGCGCAGAGCACTGTGAGCGAGCCGACTGGCTCGAAGTAGGTGACGACTAGGGTCACCTCGCCACGATCCTTTACGACGCCGATGTTGCTGATACCCTTGAGGTAACGGATCGCGACGCCGATGGTTTGGTCGACTGTGTTTTGTTTGCCTGTGACTGGGTTATCCAGTCCGATGTTGATTGTCTGCATATACTCTCCTGTGTGTTGGTCTCGTCAGTGCACGCCTAACGTGCAGACCATGGATTGTACCATGGTTTCGACCTGGTTACTCATCAAATAAAACTGTTGGCACCGCGTCAATGACTTCCTGAGTCTGCTGTTTACAAGACGCATGATAGTTAACATAGATTTTATCTGTAATATCAAAATGACCCTTTAAGTAGTGGTCCAGGGCACAGTCAGCAAAATATGCCAATCTGTCGAAGCGTTGCTTTGTTGCTACCTCAAGTGCAAATGTGTTGATGTCTTGTACCTCACTGGCTAAAAACAGGTGTTCGTCCTGACCAATGTAAATTTGCTTTTTGATCATCTGTCCGTCTTTAACTTGAGACGCTGTGCCAAACTTTTTGCCCCAACTTTGAATAGTTAGCAGGGTGACGTTTACTGTTGCTTTGCTATCCCAGTTTACGATGCTCCAAACTACGTCGCCTTTTTTGAATTGCTTTGCCATGGTGTAATCTCCTATTTAATTGGTCATCATCAGTCAGCGCCTAACGCTGAGACCAGGTTGCCCTGGTTTCGACCTGGTTAACTCCGGCACCACTGGCAGGGGCAGTGCGCCACGCCTCGGATTGCCCTGCGGATCTCGCTCACGTTAGCAAACATACCCGAGCAGTGATTGGCCCGTGCCTCGTCTTCGTCGGGATCGAATGCCCATCCCTTGTTTAACCACACAAAGTATGTGCCATCATCTTCGTCAATAATTTCGTTGACTTTGGTTTTTAAATCTTTTGGTATCTGCATATTACCTCCGTTGGTCTCGTCAGTCAGCGCTTTACGCTGAGACCAGGTTGCCCTGGTTTCGACCTGGTTAAAAGGGAATGGCCATTGAGTGGCGATAAAACAAATCGCAGGCGTGGGCGCCTTGATTTGTAGCTAAGTACTGCGCATACTCTTCGGCGTTGGCCTGCTCTTCGTCGGCCAATACATCATCACTCTCGCCACCATAATGCCGGCAGGCTTGAGCGTAGGATTCGAATTGGTTGCCGTTGATATCTTGGTACATATAATCTCCTGGTTAGTTAGTACTGCCTCGAGCGCCCTGGTAACAAGGCGCTCTGAGCATTACTATCTGTTAGCATACGCTGTGTTGGATAACAGCACCGGTTCTGCCGGCTCCCCCTTATAGATCGCGGTTGGGTTTGCGTTTGAGTGGATTAGCCACTGCACTTCCTATCTGTACTGCGTTACTACAGTAACGATTATAATGGTATTTAGACCCTTTGCAAGGGGTTTTGTTTCACATTGTGACAAACAATATCTATGTCATAATGTGGAATAACCTGGGAAATTGTGGGGGATTGTGGGCCAGCAGTTTACCTGGTCACTCGCCCACCCCAGCGCCCAGCCCTCGCGCCCGCAAAGCCTTTGTGGTGGCACCCCGAGTCCACCATGGCACGATCGCAGACCACTTGATACCTAACCATCAACTCGGACCAAAACGGCGCTATGACCCGATTAGGCCCCTCTAATCCGTCAACTAGGGGAAACCCTAACAGCCAGCTAAGTTAGTTGGCACTTACTAACTTAGCACTCAGGCACATCGAGTGCTGATAATGGGGACAGAGTGGGCGCTCGGCCATGTTAGTTAGTACTCACTAACATACTGGCTACTTGGCAGGGGGGCGCGGTGCCTCGATGTTAGTAAGCGCTCACTTACATCGGCGCGCTACAGCTGTGCACCAGATTGGTGCACGCGCACCAAGGCGGTGAATTTGTGCACCATTTTGGTGCATGGGGGGCTTTTTCATGATGCGGTGCACCAATTTGGGTCCCGTGGCGGGGCGGCGGCCCGGGGGCCCCACAGACCGCAAGCTCGTTCCATTCCCCACAAAAACCGACTTTCTAAAATTTTTTTTGTAAAATTTGTATAGTAAATTTCACAATGTGAAACGAAATGCGCTAAGTCCTTGATGTTCGACGGGGATGCGGGGGTTGCGGGGGTTACTTTATTATTTTTATTATTTTTAAAAAATAAAAAATAAAGATAGAGGGAAACCTGGAATATACCCCCGCAAGTGCCGCAAGTGCCGCGCTTCTGCGAGCAAAATTGATAGTTAAAAACTATCGGGGCTATATTAATCAAATGTTTGCATTAGTAGATGTATGAACGAATATGTTTATCAGATCCAGGGTGCCCTAGAAGATTCCAATGGAAGACTTAGGGGGTTCCGTGTGTTAGTCTGTGACTTGAACTACTTTGACTCTGCCGACGCGCCAGTTGAAATATTGGACAAAGAGACGGCTAGGTACATTGAGTTTCGTTTAAAGGTCTGCGAGCACTTGGACATTAACCGGCTGCCCGTAGAAATCCAAAACAAAATTAGGACGCCGTTAGGGCGTTGGTTGGACCTGTGGGTCCTAGATAATTTTTATGGCCATACTAGCAAATCAAAAAGTCCTGACCCTGGACTATTGGAAACCGGCAAACAAAATCCAGCCGGGTGATTACCTGTTTGACCGGAATGGTAAGTTGGTACGGGTAAAGTTGGTACAGGAATACTTCTCAGACGACTGCTATGAGGTCATGTTAAATGACTACCTGACAATCTCTGGCGACAAACGCCTAGAATTTTTAGTGGAAAACTTTAAATATAGGGACAGAGTCATACAATACAAGGGATACCACCCCTTTAGGCGGCCACTAAAGCCGATGAATGTAGAAACGTTGCTAGATGGCGATCTGAAAGACGAGACAAACTGTAAAATTTACTCGATCCCCACCACAAAACCCATCGAGCTACCCCACCAGACCCTACCAGTCCCGCCGTTTGTCTTTGGGTTCTGGTTTATAAACCGCAAACCTAGCGGATTTTTTACGACAACCCCGTCGACACAGGAAGAAGTAGAGCGCCAGCTCAAAGAATTTGGGTACAAAGTCAAGATTCGAAAGACAATACACAACGGCTGGCGCCAATTTACCATATCGCCGACCATAGAATCACAGTTGGCCCCTGGTATCCCAACAAAAATACCGGCAAACTACCTGTTGGCGGACAAAGAGCAGCGAATTGAGCTGCTGCGTGGCATATTATTTGCAAAACCGCGCCAATATTCGCCGCGTAGGGACCTGTTTAGGTTCTCTAGCACACATTACGGCACGGCGCTGTCAATTCAGGGCCTTGTTGAGTCGCTTGGTGGCAAAACTAACCTCGCGTTTACAGAAAAAAATAATACCTACACGCTAACCTTTAAAACCCGGTTGAAACTGGTACCTAATCAGGTATCTAAACCGATAAAAATACACCAGGCGCGTAGGTATATCGAAAAAATTACAAAGATCCAGCCACAGACCTGTGTTCACATCGAAACAGACGGGCCGGATAACAGCTATCTCGTAGGAGAGGGTTTTATTTCATGTCGTTAACATCAAAACAAGAACTTGAATTAAAGAAGTTCGCACAAGCACGCACGCACTGGCCTAAGGACCAGCTCGAGGCCGCCATTTGGCAGGTCAAGTGGCACCTACAGGCCCTACCACACCAACGGGAGCCAGACGATGGCGAATATGATACGTTTCTTATGCTTGCCGGTCGTGGATCGGGCAAGACGCATACTGCCAGCCATTGGATTGGCATTCGTGCTTGGCGTTATGACAACACCCGCTGGCTCGTCACCGCTCCCACCTCAAACGATATACGTGCAACTTGTTTCGAGGGGGACTCCGGACTTCTCAATATCATTCCCCCGTCACTTATTCGAGACTACAACAAGTCCCTGTTTGAAATCACCCTTACAAATGGATCTCTTATACAGGGGATACCAGCCTCGGAGCCCGAGCGCTATCGAGGTAAGCAATATCACGGCGCCTGGTTCGACGAGCTGTGTGCATTTGATTACATCGACGATGCCTACGATGGCGTACAGTTTACGCTCCGCTTACGGGACCCACGCATCCCTCGAGTGCAGCAGATTATTACCACCACACCCAAGCCAAAAGAATTAATTGTAGACCTAAACGAGGGCAAAGTAGGCGGCGATGTATATGTATCAAACGCCTCATCTTATGACAACCGAGCCAACCTCTCAGAGACGTTCTTCAAACAGCTTGAGACGTACGATGGCACTGACATTGGCCGCCAAGAGATCTATGGCGAGATCCTTGACCCGGAACAGTCCGGCATCATCAAGCGCAAACAGTTTAAGCTCTGGCCGGCCAACAAACCGACTCCGACGCTGGAGTATGTTATTGCGTCGTATGATCCGGCGACTTCTGAGAAGACAATGAACGACCCAACCGCCTGCACCATCTGGGGCGTGTTTGAGCAGCAAGACGCCGGGACGGCGATTATACTTCTAGACTCTTGGGACGAGCATTTGTCATATCCCGAGCTGCGTAGGAAGGTAATCAACGACTTTAAAGAGGTGGTCTACGGCGCGGATAACGACTTTGGCAAGGGCCGAAAAGCGGACCTGATCCTGATGGAAGACAAGTCGGCGGGTATCTCGCTGATCCAGGAGCTCCAGGGCGCTGGCGTACCGGTCCGTGGATACAACCCCGGCCGCGCCGATAAGGTACAACGATTAAACATTGTAGCACCGCTGGTATCAAAAGGCAAGGTCTGGATACCAGAGGAACCACAACGAAAAGGCGAATATGCAGACTGGGCAAAACGTTTTCTGCGTCAAGTATGTTCATTTCCAGAGGCTGGCGGACACGACGACTACGTCGACTCACTCTCGCAAGCGCTGCGCGTTTTACGTGATTCTGGATGGATCCAACTCGACCCGCTACCAGCTCGAGACTATAGTTACGTGGACGACGACCTAAGCAAGCGATTTGCTAACCCATACGCCCAGTAGGGCGGATCCCCTAAGTTTTGTGCATTAGTATAAATAGGAATAACTACCCTCTCAAAATGAACTTTCTAAAGACCCCACAACAAAAACTAATGGAAGAGGCTGGCATGACGCCCGCCTCCCCCGGCATGTTAAAGACGACGCAGCAGTTGTTGATGGAGGAGTCTGGGGTGCAGCCTAAGTTTTTTTCAAATGGTGGGTCTGCAAATCAAATGAGCCCCGAAATGTTGCGGGCACTAATGCAAGCATATGATTACCAAATGTCAAATCAAATGCCACAAGCTGAGCCAACCTTTCAAGCGCAACCGCAAACAGCTACAACCTGGATGCGTGATAAAATAGCAAATTTGATTGGTGAAAAACCAGCCGATCGTTTATTTGGCACAGGCTCTGAAGGCCAACAAACAGAATATTTACCGCTACAATTTTTAAACCCACTCTCAATGGCAACTTCTATCGTTGACGCAGGACCAGAAATGAAACGACAGTTGGAGCAAGGAGAAACTGGCGGTGCTGCCCTGACAGGTGGAATTGCTGGACTAAGTGTTCTTCCTTTTGCAAAACCAATAAAAAAAGCGGCTAGCGCAATTTCAAAAAAGATTAAAAAATAATGGCAAACCCAATACTACCCATTCAGTCTGGCTCAAACTTGCCCGGCCTTGAAACTGAACAAAACATTCAAGAGGCCATGGCGCAAGATGCTGAGATGGACTACTACGAAGAGGCGCTTGGATTAGAACCTGGCGACGTTGAAGAAGAAGTCATTGAGTTAGAAGACGGCTCGGTTGTTATCAACTACCAAGAAAAACAAAGCCCACGTAAAAACCCAGAGTTTTACGAGAACTTGGCCGAAGTGCTTGATGAGGGCACACTACAAAACTTGGCCACCGAATATTTAGATTTAATTGACGTAGACAAAGAGTCGCGTTCACAACGAGATAAACAATATGAAGAAGGATTGCGTAGAACTGGGCTTGGAAAAGATGCACCTGGAGGGGCGACGTTTGACGGTGCTTCCAAGGTGGTGCACCCAGTTATGGCAGAGGCCTGCGTTGACTTCGCTGCGTCA